GATCGACGTACGTTCTCTACACTCCGAATTGACTTCTGGAGCCGCGGATTTTAAGCCGCCTCACCCTCTTTTTGACCTAGCAGAGGTCCCCCTACCTTGAATCCAAGGTGGTCGCTGATCCCGCTAGCGCAGGATGCCCTCCACGGGCAAACAGCGATCTCTTGCGGAGGAGAGATCTACTATGGAAACCCTTATCAGGGAAGGTCCGTAGTTCACACACGTCAATCCACGACACACCGCGTAAACCGTTCGTTTCTACCAACGAAGGCAAGGTTCACAGATGAGCAGACGAGAATCGTCCTCATCCCACTCCCACCGAGGACCACCGCTGGACGGCAGCCGAGACTCGGCTAAAACGACTTCCCCTTTTTGAACAGGGGCAGTAACGATGCGCTTGGTATTGAACGAAAGTTCGCCACCATGCCATCCCGCCTGACGCGCACGAGAGTACGCGGCAGACGGCTTTATCCGTAAGCGCTGGAAAGCACGGAAAGACAAAGGTTGTCGCTCGGTTTGAAACGAGCGACCGTTTATCCACAGGTCCAGAGAGACCTCTAACTTCTCCAAGGAAGTTGCGTCCTTTGAAAGGACGTAACGACCATCATCGAGCCCAGTGGATCGAGGTAAGTCCACATACCCGCGCCGTTTGAGACGGCGCTCGTATTTGAACGTTTCCAAGACCCGGAGATCGAACCCGAGCTGGCTCGGACGCAACACCCAGCGCGATTTCGCTTTCGCAAGCGAAAAAGCCCTCTCCCACACCGTACCGGCAGCACGACACACAGCGGCCTGGTGCACGTGACCCTGGAGGTCACATGTACCACCCCCCCTTCTAAGGTGCTTCACCTCTCTCCACCTTCCGCGAGTCTCCCTAAGGAAGCACGTAGAGTTGATCTCGGCCACGCCTTTAAAGCGACCGGTCTTGGTCTCATTAATGATTGCCCACTCTGGGTAATCACTGTTGAGAACAGGGCGAGGACAGCTAATAAGGCAGTCGTCACCATTGATCAAAATACGTGCGTCCACGTCACGCGTTGCCCAACGAGCGGCAATGTATGACTGAAGACAAAGTAGAGGAAAAGAGAGGTAAGTGCCCATCATCTGACCGTGGGTGACTTCGCAGCCATCCACAGTCGGACGTAGGGACTCCACAGCGTCCTGGCGCACTCGACCAGGAACCCTATCACAACGCGCTAGAAGCGCGCCAAGGATAGTTTCGGCAACGTCCAATCTGAGATTGTCAGTTGCTCCAACTAAATCAACGGAAGTCTGCCATTCATACAGACACGTCCCGGCGATAGTGGATTCGGTAGGCGGGCCTACCAACATCCACTCCTTCCGCCCCAGAAACGAGTAGAGGCACTCGTGTAAGGGGCCCAAGGTATCCCAACGGTAAGTTGGTATACCTAGGGGCCTCAACTTCCCAGCGGATGGAACCTCTTTATAACGCAGGTTCCAACCGCCTGACCCGGAAGGGATAGGACCTCCGGCCCGAACTCTGGCCTGATACTTCAACCAAGTTGAATTACCAGACCAGAATTCCGACGAGAATCCACGGTCAAATCTTGCCGACCGCTTAGGGAAGAAACCATGACAATAGCCAAAGTATTCCCGATCCCATCCCTGAGGACAGACCTCACGCACTACCCGCGCTGCGAAGCGCAAATAATCCGGAGAAGAAGAGGGGGGTGTAGGGTTGCAGGCCTTGTCAAACCAGGCGCTGCGGAGAGAAGGGGGGGGGTGGAGGCTGCAATAGGCAGAAGGGAGACCCTTCTTAATGGAGCTAACGCTGTGCGCGAGTTCCCACCTTTGGCGGCGTCCGAGACGGAGGAGGAGAGGAAAACCCTGGGGGTCCCATCCGAGCTGGGCTCGAGGGAAGGGAGTAGAGACCCGGCTGGACCGGGGGGAGAGGAGGAAGAGGAGATACTTGCCAAGATCGACAGATCTGAGATCCGGTAACTCGCCACTCCCTAGGGAGTAGCGCAACCGAATAAGTCTCAGACCAG